GAACCCATAATTTACGTACGTTATGTGGTGAATCATCACTGTATAATGGACTTCTTGGTGAATCAGAAGCTGCGGAATCTTCTTCTCCAACAGCAACATATTCACCACCACCTCCAGTATGAGCTAAAGTAAACGCATCAACATGAAGCGATCGTGTATTTAACATTAAGCTTGTATCAGAAGCTGCGGTACCAAATTTAAGGCTACTTAAATTAAAATTACCAACAAACGCAGGGAACGGACCAAACGGTGCACCAGCATCGATGTCGATGGATTCTAAATTATTACAATCTTCAAACTTATACGTTTCTTCATTACGCATATCTGTAAAGAAAGTATATCGATTATCTAAAAGTCTATTGATGCCATTGAAGGTTCCATCATTGGATGTTGAATCTGCTCTAAAAACTTTTAAATTTGCAGCATTTCTCAAATTAGGTACTCCTAATTTAGTTGAGTTAATTTCTATGTTTCTTATTTGAGGAAAAGAATTCGCTTTATAATAAGAGCTTGTAGTTTTTGCAGAAAGTGGGTTTCCTGGTACATTAAAAAATTGTAACGCATTATTTGCACCACCAGGTTTTAATGTTTCTTCTGACAAATGTCTGAAATCATTATTAGAATAATTAATTGATTCAGTTGCCGCAACAATGGCTGGTGTATCACCGGATATATTACAAAATCTTATATTAATACTAACAAGATTTGGAAATCTATTTTTAAATAAATCAATATCAGTATTACCTTCAGTAGCACCATCGAAATTTGGACTATCTGACGAATCAAACATTTTCAATCTATAATCGTCTAAACAGTCTCTAAGACTTAAATGTGTTACAGTGTTTGGTATTTTATTTATTAATGCGTCTATAGTTTCTATTTCTGAATCAAAATCACTATCTTGCATATCAAGCTTGATTAAAGCAGGCGCAAATTTTGTGAAATCAGGCATCTGCGTAAACGAATTTCCTCGTAGATTAACAGCTGTCAGATTACGTAATTTTGCATTAGGTAATGCATCTATTCCAAGACCAACTATATCTAATGATAAAATATCATTTGATGGTACATAAACCTCTAGTGTCCTATCTCGAGCACCTTCAGTAGAAATAAAGTGTGGTAAAATCGCGCCATCGCGAAGATCGCCAAAAAATCTACCACCGTCAGAAGAAACAAATTTACTATCATTTTGTACGTCTCCTTGATCATCTACTTCGGTTGATTCATTCTCTTCGTCAATATGTCGAATTACACCAAATGAAATACTAGCGCCTGAATTTATTTTAAATGCAGCGCCTGAACCACTATTATAACTAACTTGATTATCTGTATTTTTATCATTTATTCTTGAAAAAACGCCTCTAAATTGTAAAGGTAAATTTTTCATAGCATACATGAAATAATCTGTACCATTTATATTTACTTTTAATTTATGAGTAGCAATCTCAGAAGATTCATATAATCTTTTACGTACTGGCTTTACGCTTTTTATTGTACCTGTTACCAATTTCGCTGGATTACTGGTTAAATTCTTTGTAGACGTGATTTGCACATCGTCTCCATATAAGACTGCGTTAAGTGAACCACCTGCTTTGGAAAATTTTGACCAAGATGATACGCGAGAAGTAGATACACTTAATCGATTAAAATTATTATTTGCATCCAACTCATCAAGTGAAAAATAACTGATATATTTTGCACCAAGTTTTCCGTTGATTGCGATGTTTCCGCCAAGGAAGGCCCGGCCTGGTCTGAATATCTTTTTTTGAACCGCATCATATTGTGCAGTTTCAGAAAATATAGATGAAGTTTTTTCAAGGGCGTTTGATGACAACCTAGATAGTGTTTGGAATGCATCACCAATACCTTCTGGTTGCTCAGAGCCAATTAAGTTTAATGCTTGAAAATCTTCTGGTACTAAATCTAAATTCTTTAACGCTTCATCTGCGTTAATTGCTAATTCAGAAAAAGCATTTCTTGTTGATAGGCCAAATTTTAACTGTTCACGGAATCCGCTCATATTGATATTTATATTAAATCTCTGTAGTATTTACGGTTGCTTGCAGAGTTATTTCACCACTTTCATCTAATTGTCTTCCTACAATATATATTGCTTTAGAGCCTCTGACATCTGGCATCACCTTTGCTCTGTCTTCACCGAAAATACCTTCAAGATTATATCTATCAACATTTATACTGAGAGACGTATCACCTCCTGCAAAGAAAGTTGAAAGTAATTTACCTCTTTTACTTGTGGCAGTAATACGATTTCCATCTGCACGAATTGTTTTTAAATTACTACCATCAGTATAAGATGCATTGAATTTTGTATCAGATGGGTCAAATATTCTTCTTAATCTTTTATTTGATACTCTATCTACTTCAAGAGAACTTAATTTATCTATTGACTCAAATTTTTCTGTATTTGATTGAACTGCATTTCTAGCATCAGTCGCATCAAGTTCATTTGGAATATTCTGTATTGTGTCTTCGTGTGTCGGTCCTAAAGGATAGAATATACTAGCGCCATTGCTTAATGCCCATTGAGGTGATGTGACAACAATATCATTCGCCGTTTTTTGTTTTATACTGAGACTATTGATAACTGAACCATCTCTCATTTTTACAACAGGATATAATGGGTATGGATTAAATTTAAACACTTTACTTTCACTAGCTCTTATTACACCTTTACCATTTTCTGTGAATAAAATATTTACAAGAGTGAAATTTAATTTTGTTGAATCTTCGGTTTCTGAGATTTGACCGTCTAGATCATCGTCATTATCTTGAAATCGTATTGAACTAAAATTAGTATTTGAGCCAATAGGACTTATCTTAAATATATAACCTGATGCATCTGCACCGGTTGAGTCTTGATATACAAAATGTTTAGCGTCTGTTAAGAATTTAATATTATTGCCAGAGCCATCGCTTTGTAAAGTACTATCAAGACCTACTTCACCATTTTTAAAAATAACATTTTTAGTAGGTGGCACATCAGTTGTCAAATCTATTACTTCTTCTGTGTCTTTTCGTATAAAATCATTAAATGAAGAATTTAAAATAATCAAATAATTTGCAGTAGTTTCAAAATCTAAATCTTCAATTGTTGAATTAGACCCATTGCCATAACGTGTAAGAATATCATGCGATTGTATTGGTGTATTAGCAATAGCTCCATTATCGAGAATCTCGGTAAGATATATTAAGCCACCAAAAGATTTTACGTCCGAAACTTCTAGTGTTACTTTAGAACATTTACCACCATTAGAAGGTTCACCACTAACTGGATTGTCATTAGGTATTTCTTTAATTCTATAATCTAGTTGGAATTTAGCAAGAGACACTGAATCGTATTCACCCCCATTCATTTTTTGAGCACCACTGGAACCACTATTTACAAATGAATAAGTCCAATCAGCAAATAGGTAATCGTCATCATTTAAAGAAGATGTATCACCAGCTCCAGCACCATAATCGAATCCAACAAATTCGCCACTAGCATCAATGTTTGGTTTTTTATCAGTAAAGCCTATTCTAAATTCAGCACCTTGTCTGCCCCAAGCACTAGATACTCTAGGTGTTATATTTAAGAATCTTAAATCATTTGTTGTGCCGTTGATTGGTACATTTGCAGTTGCAAGTGCATCCATCTTTGAAAGAAATGCGGGTCTTCCTATTAGATATGTGTATTCTCTATAACCATTAGCGTCTGACCCGTCAAAAAATATTCTATCTACCAAATCTACATTATTGTATGTAGTAAATGGAGATACCGCGGCTCCTGCCGATGCATTAATTTGTGTCTTTCTCACATTACCATCAGAGTCTGTTCCAACAACGCTTATTTCATCAAGCTCTACAAATGTTCCTAATCCTTTAGAACCGGGTACAAAGAATTTTTCTTTTTCTCTTGGAATATAATTAACAGCGCCTGTTTCAGCATTGACTCTACGTTTTGTCACAGATTTAAGTCTTACTCTTTTTGATGTAAAATTCGAAAGTGTAAATGTATCATTATTTTCGTGACCGAATTTAGCAGCTTCTGTTGCTTTCACTAATTCGTAATCATCAAAAGTTGCTTTCATATCAACGTATAACAGATGGAAACCAGGGCATATAATTTTTGCGTCGTCATCTTCAAATGTAAAGAAATTATCAGGTGAATTATTCATAGAACCACTATCATTATAAAAATTATTCTTATGAGCGTTTTCTCTAGTAGATAATTCAATATATTGTTTACCATCTAAAGTTCCACCAGATTCATCAACGATATGAAAATCAAATGTTTTATCTAATTTACTCGGAGAATCATAATTACCTAATATAGTTCTTGAGCGAAGACCATTATCATACGTATAACCAAACTCAGGGCAAGCTTCACACTCTACCATTTGGAATGAAACAATGCCTTTATTGGAATCTTCGGTTGCTGCAACATTTAATAATTCGGGGTATGCAATTAATCTATTTTCTCTTTCGACACCTTGTCTATTTGCAAGTGTACTGCGTGGTCTTAAACCTATCAAAGGTATTCTATTATTGTTATCATTGGCAGCAGACCCACTAGTAGCTCCAAATATTTTCTCATTGGCTACGTAACTATATTGTTTCTTTGTGCCCTCATCACCACCGTCAATATAAACTGATGAACCATACTTATATACAAACTGTGGTGTCAACGCACGAGAACGATCGCCGATTTCTAATTCATAATACATTTTAAAATAAGCATCTTCAAGACATGGTAGTTCTAATTTATTTTCTATAACAATAGTATGAATTAATACCCAACGTGCTTCATCATTATCGATTGGAACATATGCATAGAATTTTGCACCAACCGCGCCATACCAGGAAAATTCTATTTTCCACATAGTAACTTGCTCTGGATTTACTTGATAACCACTTGGGCCTGTGCCATTGAGTGGGTCATTATTCCATTTATCTCTTGGTATCACCAGTTCATAAAAATCTTTTAATGCTTCGTCTGTAAATTTATCTACTTGGCCTGTTTTATATACTTGAGAATTTGGTAACTGACTATCAAATAGAATGTCATCACTTAAAGGAATAGTAGAGCGTCTTACAATACTTAGTTGAGTGCCTGCTTGTCTGAAAGCATAAGTGTCAGTTGGATTTGTGATACCCCATTCTACGTGTGTATCTGCACTCTGACGGTCTATCTTCGAACGAGCACCAAATGTAAAACCAGAAACTCGGCCAGGCTGATATCTGTATGTTTCTTTTGTTTGAAGTCTTACAGTATCTTTCTCTTCATTTGTTGGATAATCATAGCCAGGTTTTGAAAAGTCTATTAATGTTCCGAGTCTAACGTCATCTTCTACTAATTGAAATATTCCGTCAATACCATCAGAGAACTTTTTATTAAAACCAGAATTTGCTAGTAAATTACCACTGGATTCGATTGCAGTTTGTACATTAATATATCTTCTACCTTCAGTGGTATTAGGATTAGGAAACATTATTGAATATACTTTCTCTAATCCTATGTCAAATATTGAACTTTCAATTCTTATCCAATTCTCTGTCCATATATCAATTAATCTAAACGCTGCAGCTTCTGAAGTTGTATATTTTAAAACAAATTCAGATTTTACGTTAACGCCAAATTGACCAGAGATGTCTTCTTCAGTAAATACTTCTTCTTCCACTCTTACCAAAGATGGGTCTAAAAAACTATTTTTAAAATCAGAACCGAAACCTTCGTCATCATTATTAAAAATATTATAAAGATAATTACCTAAACGTATAAAATTAGCAAATAATTTGTACTGTCTTGGATTATACTTAAAACCATCATCTTCAAACGGCCCATAAGGATATATGTAAGGTACAGGAAAACCACTTAATTCAAGAGCTTGCTCAAGAATATTTTCTCTCATTAACACATTGAAGTGCTTACTACCATCAAGGGTTGCGCGCTCTTCCCATTCAGGCCTGATATCTCTTCGATTGAAGTTTCTATAAACTTCCCAATTACTTTCGTCAAATCCAAGTGTAGATACGTCAGAGAATAAACTTAACTGAACTTCTGCTCTTGGTACACCCAAAAGAGATGTACTTACTTCTGAAGTATTTGGAAATTGTTCCTCAACAGTTAATTTATTTTCTATTTCTGCATTTGCTACAATAGACGTAGAATTTTTTGATAATATAGTATCTAAGAAAACAACAGAAGTGTCAGTTACTAATTGATTACCAGATGCATCAACTAACGGTTCGAATGTAAAATTATCGAAAAGAGGAGCTTCAGTTTGAATCGCTTGTGGTCTATCTCTATCGAATCCAATGATTGCGTCATTAGTGGTATTAAAGAACCTTTGAAAATACATGTCAATATTTTCATTAGCAACAGCAGCTGCAGTAGGTTTATTGAATTTAATTCTAACCTTTGCAGTTAAATCGGTTATTTCTGTTATCTTTGTACCGAGAGTAAAGACGTTATTATCTACGCCATATAGATAATCTCCTTTTCGAAGAACTTGAAATAAATCAATGTCACCAGTACCGCTTATCTCATTTGTGAGACGCCGCGGTAAATCCATTTGGGTTGACCCTGCGGCCAGGCCTGCTGCTCCGAAAGATGTCTTAAACTGATATGCCATGTTGTATTTATTGTTCTTCCCATGTTACACTTGCTGCTATTGTGCCTGCAGATTCAGCTCTATCCGCTTTTACTACTAGGTATAAGTTATCAGGTATATCAGTAAGAGGGAATGAGATATAATCTTTATTATAATCGAAATAAGGACTTAAATCAAAGTACTCACTTCCATCTCTTAGGAAGAAACTCGCAATTCTTGTACCAGTATTAGGTATCGGACGTCTTGTTGTCTTATTGATTACAACTGAACTTAATCTTTCAATTTCAGTATTTGTAACGTTTTCAACTGCAGTTGCAAGAGAGCCATCTGCATTATACTGTTTAGCGTATAAGAATGTAACATTATTAGTAAATGTAAGAGCAACATTAAAGGTATCAAGAGAAACAAAATCATATTCACGAGTTCCACCTTGCGTTGGCGTTACACGAGTGATGTGACCGAATAAAGTTCTTTCATTATTCTGAGCGTCCTTTGCTCTGAACCAACCGTATAGTTTTTCATCACCAATGGCTATACTACTATCAGCAAAGGCTGATGTTAAATTAGCATTTGAGCCTCCAAGAATCAATCTTGTTGGTAAACCAGAAGTCGCAAGACTTACGCTGGTACCATTGATTGTGAGTGCTCTTTCAGGCATTGGTGATTCGTCTTCTAGTGTGTGTACAATGTCATTTTGATAAATTGCATTTTTAATTAACTCCAGTCTTGTTGCATTTGAGCTTTGACCAGTCAAACCAACAGATAATTTAGTTGGATATACTTGAACTCTATTTCTTACTTTGAAACCTTGAGAACTTTCAATCTCTGTTTTTGAAGTTAATCCATAAAGAACTTGACCACTTGTAGTGAGGAACTCAACGTTTCCTGTTGATACAGAAGATGCGTTGAAAAATTCTTTATTTAAAATCAATGTTGTCTTAATGTGTGGACAGTCATCTAATTGTGAAAAATCTCTTTCAGCATAAACTACTTTCAAATCATTATCATTATTATTACCTGTCTTTACTTTTGCAAAGAGTACAATATCGTCTGCAACTTCATCATAGCCTGCAACGTGAGGTGAATTATCAGCAGTGCCGTGTTTACTTTCAATAGTTATCTTACCACGACCACCTTCATTGAATACACTCACAATATTAAACTGTTGAGCTGTCTTCGCTGTTCCTGTAGTGTATGATGAAGATTTTACATCTTCACTAGAATCAGAAGAGAAGTTAAATAGTCTAACTGTTCCTCGGTCACCACCATCAATATAATAAGATGAACCATATTTGATAACAAACTCTGATGCGGATTTACCACCTGCATAAGTTGATTTTGTGCTTAGTCCTCTACCTTCAGTTCTTTGAGTACCTCCACCGAAAACTGTATATGTGATAGGTAATGTAGCATTACCAAGAGATGCAACTTTTAACTGGTTAGAAGCGCGAATGTGATGTACTCTTACCCATCTTGCTTCATCATTTGAAACAGGAACATAAGCTAAGAATAAAGCACCAACCGCGCCATACCAAGAGAACTCAATCTTATTCATTATTACTTTAGTGAAATCAATATTCCATTGAGATTGTAATAATTGTTTTGCGGTATCATCAGCATTTTTAACTGCAACGCCTGGATACTTAATAGTATCGGTTCCTGCTGCACTTGTTCTAACTACATCTGAGAATTGGAAATTTCTTGGGCCTGAGCCATCTAAAAAGTCAAATGAGAATCTTGAACGTGGAATACGATATTCGTATACACCATAGTATTCTGATTTAACATTATGTCTAATCCAGTTAGCCCAACCATGTTCATTTGCGTCACCACTTGCGTCTAATGTTTTACATTTAGTACCATTATTGACAGCATCTACTTCTGTTTTAAAATCTGATTTTCTATCACTTCCATCATCTGTAATAATTCTTGTATCGATAACACCTTTACGTGTTGTACCACTGTAATTATTCAGATTAACATCAAATTCACGTGAATAAGGGAACATGATATCTGCATCTGCATCAGCAGCATGTGCAGGGAAAATAAATGGAACAGGCGTTTTAATGAAATGATTATTTGTTAATGTATTAGCAGTTTCAAAAGGAGATGTTCCACCAGCTAATGTACGGAATGTTACAACCTTTGTTGTGGTATTAATACTTGCAATCTGTAAAAGAGAATTGTCTCCTTGTAGAATTTTATTTGATGAAGAACCATCTGTATCATATCTTACAATCTGTCCAATCTCTAAATCAGTTACACTATCAAGAGTAATATCTTGAGTCGATTTTGCTGTAATATTATATGTTGTTTCGTCTTTTAATAAAGTCGGGTCATATATAGCAGCGTGAGACATAGTCAATCCATCACGTGCAATAACCAAATCACCAACAAAGTGCGCTTTATATGTTCCTTTATTTGTTAAACTTGTACTATTTAAAGTCTGAGATAATGTGACTGTATAATTAGCACCATCATCATCAACCACTGTAATAATAGAATTTGGTTTAATGTTTGAACTTCTAAATTTATGTGTATTGGTTGTGTCTGGTGTAACGTCTGTAACAGTCATACCAATCTTCGGTTTTACGGGAGTTTGTGATTTTACCATAGTAATAGTAGTGGCGCCCAAGCCACTCGCAGTAAAGTCAGAAACTGTTGTATCAACAGTACCAGCAATTCCGTAATCTTCAGATTGCTCACCAGATACACCAGCAGCTAGCTCGAATCCAGTTCGATGTTTAATTAACGCTTGAGTTCTTCTTACAACGCAGAATTGGTCTCCTATACCTGTATCTCTGGTTTCCCAATAATAACCATCAAAGTTATCATAGATACCATATTTACGTATTGCAGGATTTCTTATAGATGCAGCAGGGCTTCCTGCTACGACTGATGTTTTAACACCAAATGTGGCAGCAGATACACGACCTGGTTGATATCTAAAGAATCTTTTTGATGTAAGAACAGCGCTCTTATTGGGTGGAGCTTCTAAAAGTGCTCCCGCTTCTTCAGGTACGTGTGAAAGACCATGAGCAACATCAACACTCGTTGGTAAATCTTTATATTCATACACATTTGTAGATGCATCTAAAATTCTTTTTTCTATTGGAGTATTAGTCCATTCGCTAGGGTCAACATCGTACGTATTAACATCGGCAAAAATACCAAGTGCAACCTCCGAACGTGGAATACCAAGAAGCGATAAAGCCACTTCTGATTGAATCTTGTTTTGTTCAACAACTGGTATAGCGGTCTGGTCTGTCGCAAGAACAACCGGAAGTGATTCTTCTTTCGTTGCAGGGCCTCTCTTAATTGGTGCTGTTCTACCAATTGTTACGATATTGTTTGTTCTATTTACGGTTCTATCTGCCATAATCTTTTATATTTATACTATTAATCTACCCTTTGCGAGTGTAAATTCATTTTTGATACCAATTCTAGGTTTTGTTGTTGCTGGTGATGCTGGTGTTTTTGCTACACTAAATGGATCAGCCGCTGCTCCGGCGGTAAACACTGTCGCAGCGTTTGAATCCGTGGTTGATATTTGCGCTGTTACTATTTTGTTATTTCTATCAACTGCTGTTACTGTTAGGTCAACAAATTTGTCTTGTGTTGTAAAAGCATTATTTAATGTGGCACTACCGAAACTTTCTCCAGTGCCAGTAGAATTTAATCCACTTACAATAGCAATAGTGTCTCCTACCAGTATTTTACTTATTAACGTTTCAGTAGATGGTAATTGTATTGTTAATACACCATTAACGTCAAGGTCATTGAATGCTTCAATGTCGATAAATGTATCGCCTTCATCAAGGTGATTATATTCAGTAGCTTTTACCTCATATACCAATCCAATTAATTTTCCGAAAGTAGAATCACCACCGGCTGTATTATATAAACCTTTTAATGTAATTCTATTAGCCTTTGTACGTATTGCATTAATCTTTACAGGTGGTATTCTTAATTGAAATAGTCCTTGTTTTCTATCAGCTTCTATACTTGGTATTGCAATAATACCACTATCGTCTCCACCAAATTTAAATGATGCATTAGCTGTTTTACTAATAAATTCTTCTAGTGTACCATTTTTTACTAATGTATTGATTGTATCTGATATTGAAATGCGAGACCCCACGTACACATTACCATCAGTTCCAGTTCTATCTACGTCTGCAAGCCATGTTTCATTACCATCTCTTAAAAATCTTATAGTGTCAGATTCGTATGCTGCATTACTATTTTCATCAAAAGTTGATAAATCAATATTAATAGAATCAAACTCTGAATCTAAAGTATCAACTGCGCCAATAAATTGACCTGAACTACCAAGAATAAGATTTGGTGATAATACAATATTAGTCGATGCATAAGCAATTAAGCCTTCACCAGAATTTTTAATTGTATTACCAATAATAGTTGCTTCAGACGCACTTGTAATATTAGAAGCAAATGGGAAATTGAAAAATCTTGAACCAACAATATTTAATTGTGTTGCGGATGGTGCCCATAATGGGGCAGCAAATTCATCAGTACTAATATCCATTCCACTATTTGAAATGTCTACGTTTTCAATAGAAAGTCTTGTAGTGTTTGGAGAGTATATACCGCCTTCAATCGATTCGGTAATAATTATATTTTTCAATGCAACATTTTCATATTTAATTTCTCCAGTGCCACCAGGGTTTAATGTTCCATTGGCTCTCACTAAGAAATTAGTTAAGTCACCATCGTGTTTTACTTGATTTACGAAATTACCATTGATTTGAATATTCTCTAAAGTTACATTACTTGCAAGGTCTAATGATACAAGAACATTTGAATTAGATGTAGGTGAAGCACCAAATGTATCTGACGTTGGTCTTAATCTTGTATTGGAAACATTTGTTTGCCATGGAAGTAATTTAAGAATAGTTGTAAATCGTGAATCGCCTTCAAGTTTAAAGTCTTTAGGTATTGTAATTAAGCTTGAGAAATATGTACCGCCTGGTAATTTTACTGCAGTACGGCCTTCAGCTTTCTTCTCATTAATTAGATGTTGAATACCACCAATGATATCACCACTAACACTATTGGCATTTCTTACAATTGCATTATCGTGATAGAAACGCAAAGATTCATTATTTGCTGGTTTATTATCTGATGTAATAGTACCAGTAAATGTAACAGAATGGTCAGTAGTACTTACTGAGTTTATCATCACATAAGAATATCCTCTTGAATGCTTTGAAGCAATTGCATTAATATCAAGAGGTAAATGCTCAACACCTGTTGTGGCCACATATTCGCCATTAGTATTTCTTCTACTCCAAGTGTTAGCAATAAATCCACCACGGTCTTGATGACTACCTGTTAAGTTTGTTTTTAACTGCTCTGGCCCGAGTACTGTGATTAATTTAAAATCAGTATTTGTAGGACTTGTACCAGCTGCTCTATAAATTAAAACGTAATCACTTTGTGTTTGACGATTGAATGTTATCTCATTGAACGTACCTTCATTCATATCTGTTAATGGCACATTCGTTCCTGCAATAGAACCTGAGCCTAATTGAATTGAATCACTAGCTTCAGATAATTTACCAGAACCTTGATTCATTAATACAACTTTATAAAAATATGTAATAGTTTGTGCAGAAACCAAAGCATCTCCACGTACACTTGTTGCGCTATTACCAGTTGGTTTATTTGGTTTACCAATAGATGCAGTAACATTCTGGTCTAAACCAAAAACTTTTAATTGTTGATATTGTCTTAAATAATCTTTAGGTCTTAACGCTCTTTTAATTTTAGGAGCACCAGAAATACTATTTAATGCTTCACCTACTACGAAATCTTTATCAAAATTATTTGTCTCTTCGGTTAAAATATAATTATGCTCAGAATTGATATCTACAATCGTATGTGATTTACTTGAGGAAACAGTAGGTGTTTGTTCACCAGTTGTTAGACCTGTAACTTTATCAAGATAAATGATTGAACTAGCAACTACCTTATCACCACTTGTTTTATATCTGAAAAGTAAAGCTTGATTATTATCTGTTTGACTTACTGGTGGATGCGCAGTAATATAATATTTTTTAAATAGTGCTCTATCATCAATCTCACCATCAAGCTTAATGTTATTAGCCTGGATATCACCTGAACCAAGAGATAAAGCAGCACTTGCGCCATCTCCACCGATATCAATTTTACCTTCGACCGTTAAATTATTTTTGACTGTAAGATTACCTTCTTTGGTTCCACCAACTTTTTGAATTGTTAAACTACCTGTTAAATCTTGAGAACCATCAGTACTTAACTTTTCTCTTTCAAGATTTAAGAAATTAGTATCGACTTGAGCATTCGTAAGAGGAATATCAAGTGCATTTACAGGTGTAAATTCAAGTGTGGCGCCATTTGCAAACTCACTTCTTACATCACCTGTCACAGTTACCGTCGACTGTGTCTCTGACTCTGTAATCGTCTTAATTGCATTATCGGTTCTGCCATCAGAACGAACAATATTCATTCCGACTTTTAAGAATTTAAGACTTGTTTGAGTGTTTGAAATAACGAATGCTGTGTCACTACCACTCAAGCTGCGAGAAGCTGTAACCACAGAAAAAATCGTGTAGTTAGTTTTTGCTTTCTTTGAACGTATGTTTATGAGGCTCATAGTTAGTTAACGGTAATTTTCCAAGTGACGGTAATGACGTCGGTTGTTTGTTTTGTAAATGTTGTTTCTGGTGATGTTTGGTCGAATATAGTTCTACATACTAATGTATCTATTACCGGAGAAGAATTTAAATCTCCCGTTGCTATTAAACCAATTTCTCCTAATGCTAATGGTACATTTGAATCACTTAATAATGTATCAGCGGCTATATCTAAAAAGTTTGTCACGAAGATAGCAGAATTAGTTGTGCCTGGGTCAGTTAAAATGGCTGATACATCATAATTAATATTCTTTACAATCTTCTTTCCGTTCGTATTAGCACCTAGAACCGCAAATGTATCCGCCACCACCGCGGTGGCCGTGTTTGTACCAATTGCAATTTTTGTTAATCTTCTATCTGGTGTTTGTTTAAAAATCCTTTGTATGAAAAAATCTTTACCTGCGCTTGTCACAAGATTCTTCTTACGTATTTGACGTATAGAACCATCTTTCGATTTGATATCAATCGTAACCTCTCCAAAAACTTCTATATCTTCTTTTTTCATTTTATTAAATTATTTATAATGTTTTTTAGCTCTTGAACTTCATTACTTAATCTATCGATTCTTTCTTCATAACTTTTTTCTTTTTTTCTCTTATTTAAGTAGTTTTGATAAGCGCTATCATTGACGTTAACTAATGCATGTGTTTTTTCGTCTCTACGTAAATCATTATGTCCTTTTACTTCTATCATGCTTTAGATGCAATTGCAATTAAGTTTCTACATTTACAATATTTTGCAGCGTCACCACCAAAGAATAATACTTTAACTCTAAATTGAGAAAATTCATTTCCAACGCCTTTATTAATTTCAAATACCATTTTTGCGTAATCATTGGTTGATTCACTAATAGATACAGGAATCAACGTATCGACACCTTCATTTGTTGCCTTTTCATTTGCAGAAATAATAGTTGCTTGTTCATAGTCTCTTTCTGTAGCAGAGTCAGCAGTAGTAAATGTTTTTTCATCAAAAGAAACAAGCACTTGTACATCAGTTCCATTTTGAAGAGTTGGCCTATAAATATCTAAATCAATTGTTAATTTATCGGCAGGTAATGGAAGAGTAACAACTTTTGTGACATAACCCGGTGCTAATTTTTTATCAGCCGATAAAACGTCTCTTAAACTTGGATTATTTAAAACATTTGTAAATCCAAGTAAAGAGAATCTTTCTAAGTCTAATACTGGTGTAATATGCTGGTCAGCCGATGAAAGAGTCGCAGTAACAACTACGTTATCAGCGTTTGCAATTTGGGTTTCTAATTCTTTAGTTTCTTTGCCTCTTACGTTATTAAATGATTTGACAATAGTACCTTGTACATCTTTAAATTGAATATTATATAGTACTGAAGTTTCTGGTAAAATTAAAGTTTCATCAGAAATATTTAGGTTACTAAACTTAAATATTTCTACTCCTTGCGTATCGGTTGTTAAATCAGTTTTTGAAAACTTAGTATTGAATTCAAAACTTTTTGGAGTAGTAGAGAAAATACATTTTCTCATTCTAAATACTAGGTCTCGCGTTTGGTCTGGTGTCCATGTTCTTTGATTCTGACTCTTGAGCAATACGCCAATTGCTGAGTTTGTTGTAATTGGATTTCCAGTAATAACGTCTTTCTGTCCTAATTCTGATGTCCACACTCTATAATCAGGTGATGGAGAGAATACAACAATTGCGTATTCCGTGTTTGATTCAAGATATACAGGATGTTCGAATTTGAAATTAGTTGCATTAGCGGCACTAGTAATTACCGATGTATCAGTTGGCTCTCTACCAGATACTTTTACTTCGTGATTTGCCATTCTTACCTTTGAACCAGGTATAATATTTTGCATTGGAATACCTAATCTTGTTGGTACAAGATGAATTGACACATCAATATTTGCATCGGGTTTTTCAGCAAAGAATAAATCTACATCAGATAAGAACATTCCATTCTTATATTTTGATGGTACAACAAACGTTTGTGCAATCGGGTCGCGTCTTCGTGTCCATGTTCGAGTTACATCTCTAGTAACAGTTGTTTCTGACCAATTCTCACTTTGTTCTAATCGTGTTTCTTCAAGTTGTGGAACTCGAGTTGATTGAATAACATTCGTTCTTGCTTGAACCAACCCACTTGCTAAGTATGATGCTTCTGCAAATGTATCGGCTTCTACATCTTTATTATTAGGCGAAGATGTTAATTTGAATTTTCTTAGTCCAGTTCTAAATCTAAATTCAGAATTATTTGGTATTCTAAATATACCAGTGATGTCACCACCCTCAAGTGTTGTAACAAGTGGTTCTTGAAAGTTATTTACAGTGCTACTACTGATTGGAAGATTCTGATTAGCAGAGACTCGACTATCTGGTTTACCTTGACCATTATAAATTTGTACATTTTGCATTTCAGCATAAGGTATAAACGCAGGGGTCATTGCACAATAATCTGATACATTATCATCATCAAAGAAAGCAAACACTCTTGTATTTGGTTTTAATCCACTTGCTTTAAATGAGATAAACCTTGAACGAATAAATGGTACAATATTAACATCTACAACTCTTTCACCAGCATCTTCTTCAATTACATCATCACCAAGAGTTGTTTCAATACCAGTTCGTGTACTTTCAAAGTTAGTTACAGTGGTTGTTGTATCAATTCGATTTTGACGCCACCAGTTTGTGTCCCAAGAAGTTGTAGTAGTAGAATCCACTCCTTGTACTATTGTTTCATGAGCATTCCATTCTGTGCCGAGAACACCTTCAAAGTCAACAAGGCCGGTATCACGAAGAAATTCTATTGCATCCATTGCACCATTATTATTCATAATAGTTGCGGGTCGTGTTTCAGTGTCAATCCATTCATCAGAAGATGGTGATAATTTTATATCTCCTACGTATTTTGTAATTTCAAATGGTTGCACACTTAACGTCTGTGAAACACGTGTCTGCTCAAATAAAATCTCTTTAGTGCCTTCCCATGTAGAAAGTTGTTCAACAGATGATGCACCGTCATCATCTTGTTTATTTGTAGTTGTAATCTCTGGTCTTTGCCAATCATTTTTAGTTGTTTCTGCATTATCGGCCCCATCAGAATCAAACATACGATTGACTCTTGCGCCACCAATATAAGTTACTGTTAATCCATTCAATAAACTTGGAGTAAGACTATCTGAACCAAGTCCAGTTTCAATATATGTTGCCGTTGCATCATCGCCATAATTTACCTGATACCACCCTACAAGTGAAACAAGCTTTTCAGCAGTTCCGCCGGCCGGCACTTTTGTTGAAACATATTTTGGACGACCATCGTATATTTGATTTCTGTCATACATTTCAAATCTATAATAATCCAATGGTGCACCAGACGGGTCATTGAATCTAACCGGCGCTATTCTTCTAAAAGCTCTATTTGGATTTGTCTGACCTTCAGGCACTGCAGAACGATATTGAACAAAAAGATTATTTTTAAACGATTTATTGATTGCGTTAGGATTTGCGGTGTTTCTTTTGTCGTTATTACGTCCTGCAGAAAAATTTGGATTATATAAACTATAGATTCCTAAACCAGCTGGCGTACCATCTGGTGAACTGTTAAAAGTATTCCCATTTGTTGGTATAGTATAACCAGGCCTTTGATCATTACCAGGAGAAACACTAGTTGACAAACTAGTAAACCCTTTTGCAATAAATTCATTCGGTCTAGTCGTCTCAGCTCTTTCTACAACTTTTTGCTTATCATTATATTTGTAAGTTACTAAAGCATTACCTTCTGAATCCGTAGATGCATCAGCGTAGTCGTTTACGGTTGTAGTTGTTTCGGTTCTTTTTGCAACATCGGATTCTACCGGAAATTTATAAAGTAATTTAAAATTCTTTTGCTTATAATAAGGTCGAAGTTCTCTTTTTACTTTATCAAGTGATATGAGAAAGTCTTTTGAAGCTGTATCACCAATTGCGTGACTAGAAAAATTATCTACTAAGATAGCGCTTTTAAATAACTCATTGTTATTAGCATCAATGATTCTTTTTTCTAATGCTAATCTTTCTAAAGTGTTTAAAGCTGACTTATATTCTACGTTTTTTAATCTTTTTTCTATGTCACCAATTTGCCTCATTGTGAAACGTTTATGGTCATAGAACTTAGTTGTAATTTGAGTTAAATCACACGTAAAGTATGGTACAAAATATTCATAAAGAGTAAGAGCATCAGGTGGTGTTATAGCGGCAACAGGTGTTGCTGAAGACACTCCTTTTAAAATTGTTAATCTACCTCGACCATCAATAATTAATTTATCAACTCGAGAAAGATAATAAGATACTGAAACCTGACAATTTGAATTTGGCCTTAATATAATAGGTTCTTCATCGGGGTATGTGCCATCAATTTTTCTTTTAACACGAAAATCTAGATAATCGGATAATGGTTGGTCTTTATATTTTGGAATACTGCAATAAGTAATATTATTATCTTGGTCGTGAGAATTTACACTAAAGTATTCTCCGCTATCTACTGCGCTACTACTATTGTGATTAAAATAACTATATTTTACTTTGTATACCTCATTGGTTGCCGCTGCAGTTCCTAATACAATTTTGATTTGTGGTGTATTATAAAATTCATCTGTCACACCATCATCAATAACTGTAACTTTTGCGTCTGTTTGTTCAACATCAACGCTATCAACTACTTTAAATACTTTAAAAGTATCTGTTAATATATCTTGGTCTAATTCATTGCTTCCTGTTAGTACTCCACTTCCACTTATGTGAGTTGTGCCTGTTACAGTTGTAAATGATTTTACGCCATCTGTTTTTAGTTCTTTTAATTTTAAACGACGTCTAGCAGTTACATCTGTGACTTCAACGGGCGCTAAAATTGTGTATGTATCGGCTTCGAAATTACTACCGTCTTTTCTTTTAAATACAACGGTTGTTTGTGTACTACCAGTTTTTATTTCATAATCTTCGTCGGGTAGTATTGTAGGTTGACCATTTGGTGATGTAATAATTGTGTATTCATCATTTGACGCTGATTCGATTCTTTTCAGCTTTTCATTTGCGCCCGCAAGAATTTGAATGGTATCTGTGGCTATTTCAAGTGTTACTGTATATTTCTTAACTTTAGTGTATACAACACTCGAAATATTACTTATACCGTCATATGGCAATTTGAATAATTGAGTTGTCTTAGTTTTGTTTTCTGAAACATCAGCAGCTGCATAATCGCTTGTATTGAAAATTGTGTCATAATTTACTCCATCAAATAAATACGTTCTTAAAATATTACCTGATAATTGTGATGCATATTTTATTTTCTTTGTTAGATTTGTAGTAAAATCAGTTTCGTTTAAAAGTCCGATGTCTCTATCAAAAGGACTATTAGATGCGCGGTCTACATCATCAAATTTAATATCAACATAATTACCGTATTGAATTGTAAAATCTATATTTTCTTCAGTATCTACTTCTCGTGCTTTATCTCCTTTTAAAGAAACTTTTGACGGAAACTCTCTACGAAGTCCTTTCACATAAGCTGTAGCAGTATCAATTTCTAAAGCGTAATGTGTTTCTGCAGTTGCAACAGTGGTTACATCAAATGGTGAAATATCATTTATTTGTGTAGATGTGTATTTACCACGATTTGAACCATTATTGTAAAACTCTCTGAAATTAATTTTAAATGGCTGAAGAACATAATCTCCACTTTCCTCACGTGTTCTTACTGCAAGTTTTTTATCAAATGCAGAATATGGGTTTTCTTCTTCTCCAACACCAAGTAAAACACCCTCGCTTCCAACAGACAACAATCTTTTAACATCATTTGTAAATGTTGCAGTGTTTATGAATATTTTTCCTGTAGTAGAATTTAGATTGACTAATGATTGCGTAGATGTAATAAAAATAGGTTCCAATATTATTTGATATCTATCGGCGCCGGGCGCTGCAGCGTTCAAAGAGCCAGCAGCATTATCCAATAAAGTAGCATCATCAAAACTATTGATTGTGTTTTCGGTTATCTTAAATGCAAGGTCACCATCAATAGCTTCATCTTCAGTTGTTTTCTTTAGAAATAATTTTTGAATGGCGGTATGAACAAACGAACCATTAATGAAATACATGTTTTCTTCAATAGAAAAACTGAATCCAAATCCTACCTCTTTAATTTCACCTAAAGCGCTCGTAAATGAATTTGAGATTCCTAATCTGTCTTTATACGTATCATTCTTAAAAAATAGAAAGTCACTTGTTGTAAATTTAAGTTGTTGCTCATACGCAACGTATATTCTTAATCTTGTTTCTCCTGTGTTTGCAACAAAAGTTTCTGAATGAAGAATTTTTGCAGAGCCACCAGAAACACCTCGACCCTCAATATTACTTTGAAGTACCAATGTTGAAAGAAATGTTTGTTCATTAGTAAATGTAAGATTGGCTTCTGATGTTAAACTAAATTCAATGTAACTTATACTATCTTGAAAAACTGGTTTTTGTTGTAGTAAAGAATCACCATCGCGGTAAAAGCCTAAACCAAATCTATTGATTTGATTTTGCAACATGGTTTGAAGTTGATTCAACTCACGTGTTTGTACTGCAAACCCAGGCTGAAATAAAATTCGTAAATAATTTTTATCAGATACTGTTTGATTATTCTTTGACGCATCTTTTGCGTTAAAATCGTCAAAGTACGGGGCTCTATTAAATCCAGTAATACTCATATTAGAAATTTATGATGAAATTGATTGTTTCAATTTGGTCTGTTTGTCTTGATTGTTTATTATTGTTATTTATAAACAAAATGTTACCGCTATTAACATCAACTTCGGGGTTTGTAATTGAAATAACATTAAATGGAATAGGCGTATCAGTATTAATAAGAACTCTTTCATTCAACACAAAGTCTGTACCTGCTGATGCTGAGGGGTCTTTTATATATCTAACTAATTTTCTAGCACCGATGGCGGTATTTTTCTTATCAACAAAGATTCCTTTAGCACCACTTATTTGACCATTAATCGCAGCATCTTCATTGATATTCTCGAAGGTTGATTGGTCAGCACCTTCTAATACAAATTTAAATTTTGCATCAGCTGTTGTCTCAGTGAGTGATGTAGTACTTCCAAACCGGTTTGGATTTTCTATCAATCCAACTTGTCTAAAGTCATTTGCAATTGTAAAGTCTTCATTACTAGATGAAACTCTCACGTTAATGAATAGTGCAGAAGCATTTAATTCTTTTTGTATATCTCCGCCATGACCTTTTGATGGTGATAAAATAACGTCAATATCACTATCTAATTTCTGTATATTTGCTTCGGGGTCTACAACTGAGACCAGATTTGCTGATTTAAATCCTTTTCCGTTTCGTGTAATTTCAAAAGATGTTATTTCTTTTTGTGCATTTAATTGACCATAAACGATCGCAGGTGATTGAACTACTTCTACAATAGCACCTACAGGATAACCGGCCCCAGGGTCAATAACGTCAATTGCAGAAACTGTATTACTTGTTTGGTCAATTGTTGCTAAACCAAATCCTGTTGTAACGTTTAATCCAGCAGAAAAGTTTGTATCTGTGAGTGCACCAACTTTAATTCTAAATTTGACAGGAATCTTTTTATTTCTACCAGCAGTCGAATCAAAGAAATATCCTGCGCCACCACTAGTTAATTCTATACCATCTGCTTTTAATTTTCCTGTTCCGGTAAGTCCACCAACAATAGGTGCAACACTTGTTACTTTAAATTCTGCTAATGCGGTTATTGTCAGTGGTGCATCACCTTCTACGAAAAAAGGAACTTCTGACAAACCAGTATACTTATTTGAAATCGGTGATACGGTGTCGGTAATAACTAATCTATCTACTTCACCACCCTCAAGCGCTGTTTGAATGTTATTTGTATCAGGAAATGGTAAGTGTGTAGTAGAATTAAATTTACGTAAAAGAGAACCTTCGTATTTAATTAATAGTTTCCAACGATATCCATCTGACGTAGTAAAAATATCATTTCTATCTTCTCTTGGCTCAACTATTGATTGAGCGCCATTATTATTTGATATAACTTTATAAACTCTTTCGTCTTGTGTTAAAACATAATATGGCTTAGAAGTTCCAGCTCCAAATGCAGTAGTATCAACACGATTAGAATATTGATTATAACGTGTTCCACTTGACCATGTATATTTTTTAAATGCTCTACGAACTTCTGATGGAAAAACTTTTCTCATCGCCGTAATTGTTTTTCTTGTGTCCTCTTCATCAAGTAATGAATTCGTAGGCGTAGGAACAGTATCACTATTAGGAAACTCATTTGGTCTGCCATAAAAGACATATAATTTCTTTGTACCATTTCCAATGGCTTGTTCGAAATCATTCAATAAGTCATAACGAACTTCTTGTTTTAATAAAGCTTTATTGACTAAAACGCTTAAAGCAGTATCGCTTGTGGCACTTGAAATTGATATACCCATACTTATATTTATCCAGTTGTTACGATTGTTGGTTCAAGATAATCTTCAAAAAAGTAAACACGATTATCATCTGAGGCTATTGGCCTTTGTACGTATTGTGTAATCTCGGAAGGTGAACTACTTAAATCACTTCCTACATTATTGACACATACTCGGTGTGGAATAGTTATTATTTCTGCATTAGGCGCTATACCCACAGTATCTAGTCGTGAAATTCCATATCCAACATTAAGTGATCTTTCAATTTCGTCGGAATCAATATTCTTTACAAGATTATTAAATAGTTTTTCACCTGCAGGGTGTAATAGCTCTTCATAGAAATCGCGATAATCACTTAATGGTATATCAAGTTGTAATTCATAAGAAAATTTCTGATAGAAATTAGAATCCTGTAAAACAATATCAGCGGATAATCTACCTCTTTCATCTATGTATTCGCCATCTGATTCTATTAGATTTGCAAAATTGAAACTAAATTCTGCATTCACACCATTTGTTGAATTGAACGTGAGTCTAGGTCTTAAAATACCACTATTAGAAGTAGATACTAAGAAAGGAACACTTGCCTCGATTGATGGGTCTGATAAGCCATTGTTTAAATAATCTTCAAATAAATAATTTGGATTTGAAGATTCGTCGAATCCAAAATAACTTACTGTATGATTAGGGCTATTATTTGATGGGCAATTATCACTATCAATTCTTGTAGCAAATGCAGCACCTCTTACTGTGGTTTTTAAAAATTCATTACCGAATAACGTATCATCAGATGCTGTTCTATCTGTTACTAGTGTGGTACCATCACTTAACCTTTGAACCCTCTCGAAATCTTTAGTAAAATAATCTGTGGTTTGATTTGTAGAATTACCTGCGCCGTAGTCTAAGATTTTAACTTTACTAATTACACCTCCAGTATTAACACCCGCAACTTCTCCTAAAAAACTAGCATTACTAAATCCTGCTAAAAAGAATTGGTCACCAACTTCATAACCCGTTCCGCCTCTTACAATATTGAATGAAGATAGCGTACGATATATTTTGCCATAGACATTACCGTCTATGTCTTTAACGTCAAGTATAGTATCAAAATTACCTTCAATACTTCCTGGTTCTAATTCAAGCGTAAAGATTTCTTCATCATACGTTTTCTTTGAAACAGCAGATACGAATCCTTTTGCAATAACTCTTCCAGCAGCATCGACTTGACGTATTGTTTTACCATCTAAAGTTAACGGGTCATTTCCGGTTGTTGAATACAAACGAACGAATTCACTTGTTCTAAAATCACCACTAGACGGTATTAGAACCTGATTCCACGGCTCGAATAATTTAACTTCCTTATTAAAGAATAATCGGAAGAAAGCGTTTAACATCTTCTTATTACCACGAACTTCGTAATAATTAACTAAACGTTTAATTAAAAACTTTCTTGTAACTACATTTGATGTTGGTATATTTTTTGCAACTTCAAATGCCAACTCTTCAATGAATTGAGTTTGCGTAACTCTATCAAGGTCTCTGTTCTTTGCAAGATTCTGAATTAATGATGATGCAACGTCAATATACGTAGAGTCTTGAGCAGATATTGCAATATCATTTTCTCCTATATAATATTCACTTAAAAATTTTACGAGCTCAGCACTACCTTCACGCAATTGTTGAGGTATCAATGAATCAACACGAGTCGATTCGTGATTATGATAAAAATCAGTCATTTTCTATAATTGAATTGCCTTCTGTAAATTCAGCACCAGTTTCTACGTAAACATTTACTTTATCGGTGTCGATTGAGAGCAATTGTTCTTTTGAACTTGGAACATCATAGGAATCAGGTTTTGCATTAATCTCAATTGTAGTAGTTACATCTGCAGGTAATGCGTTAATCTGTAGCAAACCAGTATTTGGATAAAGGAATCCAACATCGTAATCTGAAATTATTTTTTTATTCGCACTTGATAATCTATAAAGTCTTAATTTTCTTTTATCAGTATCACCATCAATCGCCACATCATCTAAGAAATAATTAACACCACTAATTATCCAAGATGTAGTTGAAATGAATGGTTCTTCTTGGTCTATCTCTCCTAGTAATTTAAATCCAAAAGAAATTTCTGATGAAAGAGTGTTATTGGCTTGTACAACAAAATTCTTGTAACAAGAAACCTGAGCTAATGAATTAAGTATTGATGTATCACTTGTATCAATCTTATTTAAAAATTTAGAATATCTAAATACATTTTCAAACACTTCGAATGAATTATTAAAATCTGAGATTGCCTCTCGTACAGTTGTTTCAATCTGTGCAGGTGATTTAGACGTAGCGTTATTATTGTATTTTACAAATACGTTAAAATATAAGAATGTAAAATCAGCATCTACGATTTCTGTTGTAATTGCAAGGATTCTTTTATTATCTAAATGTTCTAAAATATCTTTCTTTTGCTTTGCAGTTAAAAACAATTCGCCACCCGTAGGTTTAATCGCAATGAACACTTTACCATACTGCGGTGGACTCTTTTCTTGTCCACCAAACACAGAAATATCTTGAATCAACGTACTAAATTTATCATTAATAATTGCTTCATAATCTTTTTTAGTGACTGCTCGATTTTTAGAGATAAAGGATAATGGTGCATTGAATTTAATAGCATCAATGCTATCTCTTTCCGTTCCACCCGCTGATTTAGAGATAGTTGTTATTACTGTTGGGTCATTAAGGGCAAATGAGGAACCAAACGTACCAAGAGAAAATACATTTATGCCATTTGCGTCGTCTCCTGTTGTAGATACAAATTCGCATATAATAATTGAACCAACAGTAGGTTTTGCACCTAATACATTGTTACCAAATTCTATTTGATAATTACCATTAAAGTTTTCTTGAATATAAAATATCTTAGATGTATTAGTGACATCATCACCTATTTGAAATTGCGTATATGTATCAGCCGCAGAATCTGCAATCGATTCATTTTCTTTTACTTTTACAACAAGCGTATCTTTATCAATATTTTTATCTGAAATAATAAACTGTTGATTTGTCAAATCATTAAATACAAATCTTTGTGTTTTATTCTGACCTTCTCTGATTGCAAGATTATTGAATGTATATTTTCCATTGACCGGCGTCTGAGCGGCCGAATCACTTGGTGTTCTGAACGTATATGTGACACCGTCCACCTTGCCCGTGAACGTTGTATTTTCAGGTATGGTTTGTGAAGATGTTAAACCGCCAGCATTAAATTCTAATTTCAATTCTGCAGTAGAAGCTGTTCTACTCTTAGGAACAAATCCAATTAACTTAGCATGAGATACAACGTTAGAACGAATCTGAGAAGAATCTAAGAAAGACTCATTGACTGCCATGTGTGCATTCACCGCATTATAATGTGTATTATATGCAAGGATGTCTAGTATCTGATTCAGGCCAGAACCATCAAAGTCTAAATCTTTGAAAGGCGAATCCTGCCTTTTGAAAAAGGTTTTTATATTAGTTTTGATTTTATCAAAATCAAGCTCTGTTGTTTTTAATTGTTTTGCCATTATCGTAATCTCTCAAGTGCAAATGAAATTTCTTCTCTATTTGATGAAAAGTCTACATTAAATCCTATTGTAACATCGAATGTATTTCTATCAATATCCGCGCTTACTTTTACTTTTGTGCTTCTTACTCTTGGTTCGTTTCGTGATATAGTTCTTAATATTTCTTCTTCCAATGAAAACGCTGTAAAAGGTGTAAGTGGTTCAAATAAATAACGTGTAACATTTCCGCCAATACTTAGTTGAAATGGTCTTTCACCTTGATTTGTAAGAATAATATTTTTAATTGATTGTTTTACCGCATCTAAATCATTTAGTGGTCGAATATCTTTTTTGACTGGATGCTCTTTAAATGCTAATGGCACATCAGAATATACCTTTCTAAAAGCAACGTTTGATGCGCTTGGTCTTCTTGTATTTGAATCTGATAAACCGGCCATGTTATTACTATTTATATCAATTTAGGAAGATATTTGGTGCAGTAGTTACCTGATTACCAAGATATGTTTCACGAACACCGAGAGGCCCAACAAATTGAGTTAGCGGGCCCGCTAAAATAGTTTCTATTTTTGCAACTCCAATAGTAGATATTACACTACCCGAAACATCTATATGCCAATCACCGGATATCTTAGTTCTACATCCACCTTCGATAGTTAGATTGCAACCGCCCTTAATATAAACATTATCACCTTCAGCAATTACTTTATATCTTTTTCCTGTTATAACCTGTGTCTCTGAACCATCTGGTGTTATTTCAGTATATGTACCTGTGCGGTGCATTTGAGAAATTCTTTCTTTCCCAGGTGATACGTCAAACTCAACAGTATGAGCATTCTCTACGTCGTCAGATGCTTTCTCATAAGAAATAACGTGATTCTTAGGATATTGCGGACCTATAACATCATCAATAGGTGGAAAAGACCAAACTCCTCCAATATTAAAGTTCGCGGTTGATACACCATCATATTCTTCTCTTAATTCCGCTTTCTTTGTATAAGAGAATGAATTTTTATAAGCTTCTTCTAAAGATTTAGCAGCCAAAGGAGTATCTGCAACTCCGCATTTGGCTTCTACAGGATATCTTTGATTAGGGTCTGTGAATCCTTTCTCATAACTTTCTGGTCTAGTAGAAATTGCAGGAATACTACCCATTATAACAGGGTCTTGAGCATTTGGTCCATCGCGAAAGAATCCTATAACCCAAGAGCCTTCAAGTAATCCTGTAGCCGATTGACCAACTTCTGTCATTGAAGCAGATGTGACCGGAAGCATTGGAGTAGCCCAAGGTAATTCTGCAGTAGGTAGCTCTACTTTGTTTGCATTATGATAGCCATAACACCTTACACGAATTCTACCCATTTCTTTTGGATCATTGATATCTTCAATGACTCCAGTAAACCATGCAAAAGTTTGTCCTATAAAATTTTCCATTATAAATTGATTGATAGCGAGTCTTTCTTAACTCGTATATTTGTAAAGTACTCTCCATCTTCTAAAACGTGTGAAGCTGATACAATTAAATATTTACCACTTAGATTTTGGTCAAACTTATCAGATGGGTCTGAGTTAAATAATTTATTCCTTTTTTCTTGCGGGTCCATTACTTTTGGAAATTTAAGTTCAACCACTCTTCCAGCATTTAGAAAACTATCACCAAAGAGTTGAATATCATGCATTACGAACTCAAGGTTCTCAGTAAAAGATTTTACAACATGTCCGTTCTCTTTTCTTAAATTGTTATTATTTTTAGTTTCACCATCGTATGCAAATTCATTCGTTGAAATATATTCACAATGAGCTTGAAATGTTTGAGAATAATCAATCTCCGCGGATTTAGAAAGAGGTGTTTTCTTATTTAAAGTTTTATCTAAAGGAAAAT